CCCCGGGATGCAAGGGCTTCTTTATTTGTATCCCGGGGTGGCCGATCATTCAGGCCACGGTGTCTAACCTAGTTAAGATTAAGGTTAAACTCGACAAAAGACTTCCATCTCTCGCCGAACTCAGGGTCATAATGACCCTGATCGTCGAGGATATAGTCCCAACTCGAACTATATCTCGACTTAATCCGGAAAGACCGTCGATTAGCTCTACTGACGACCTTACCGTCCCTAAGTGTACCAGCTAATGCAGCCATCAAAACTGCAGGATGATTGTTAAACCATCCACGCAACTTGGGAGGCCGGGTCTCAACGTCAACAACACTAGCTTTACAAGAAGTAATATACACATACCGGTAGAAATTCCCACCAGTATGCTTATTACGCTTATAAGCTTTGTGTGATCTGAGTGGCACCTTAACACGTGCAATATCTTGCTCATGAAATGGAATAGTAAGAAGTCTACTACCTTTCATTAAGTAAGAGACTGTGTGGTGTAAACAAACCTGGTGCTTCGCAGACCAGACGTTTAAGCGGTTGATTGCTGAGTACACGTCGCAAACATCATCGATGCCTTGAATATAGACACCTCTGATGTTGTGGCCGAGATAATAATCTCCACCACACGACTCACGGAAAAAGCCCTGATTAAAGGACTTATCTACGTTAACGCTGAAGCCGCAAATTGACAAAAGGCGCACAATGTGGTCATAAGCCTCATTAAGCACGATTATGTCATCGCCATAAACGGCGAAGTTGCCCAGCGAATCCCTATATGGCTTTTCAATCTTGATAGATCGAGAGCGATAGGAACCGTAGACCAAGCTAAAAAAGAAAAGCGTCTGCAGGGGAAAAGTAAAAGCATTCCCCATGCTAGACACCATATGCAACTCAACCTCAGTTCCACCTGGAAGGGTGGTAACTGGTGAACGGGTTAACTCCAACCAGCGTACAACACTGGGAGGAAAAAACTCGCGAACCAGACTGAGCGACATCGAGTCGGAAGCAGAAGATAAGTCAATAGTACCAAACTTACCATTCTTCGACCCGAGCTGAGCTAAGACCCTGTTCTTACCCTGTTGCGTCTTCAGGTCGATACCACAGACCTGTCGCAGCCGCAGTCTAAGAACTGAATCAATTCCCTTCTGGAACAACATATTCAGAAGGGGCTCAGTGCATATGGTTCTGCTTATCTCCGTGGTTTTAGGTACGAAAGATAGGCGACTTCCCCGAACAATCTCACTGCCCCGAGTTTTCGATCTGATAGACTCAACGTCAGACCAAAGCGGGTCAGATAAGATTGCCTGTCTAAATAATTCAGACAGTTTTGACGTTGTAGCTGACATAAGAGAGGTCCCAACTTTCGAAAGAAAGTCGGTGCCGTAACTCCCAATGTTAGATCCGTTCCCGACTCCAAA